CGTTCGCTGAAAATGGCGATAAAAACATTATTCCAGAATCAGTTGGCGCTGAACCGCAAAATGCGACCATGCAAGTTGGATTCCCTCCAATCACTCAACAAAAGATTTCTGAGGGGGGTATTCCTCCTGAGCGAAATGATTTCAATGGAATGTTCAACCTAGTTACGCAACATTTAGTACATCTTAACAACGGCATGTCTTATGAGTTCGATCAAGAGCATGCAGATAAGATAGGTGGTTATCCGTTAAATGCTCGTTTGATGCTTGATAATGGTGATATTGTTCAATCAACAATTGCTAATAATGTCAATAATCCGAATATTGGCATGGCTGGTTGGTTGATGAAGCTTAAAGGTGTTGTTAGCTCAAAAGTAGAATTAGAAGGGCTTTCAGGCAGTGATGGTCAAGTTGTACTGATGACTGGATATTACGTGGGGCAATATCTGGGTGGCGATCATTTTAAATATGACTCTACGCAATCCTCAATAAACAACGGCGTAACAGTTATTAATGGCTGGGTAAAACAGTTTTCATCAAATGTGCTGACTGTATCGGCTTGTGGAGCAGACCCGTCTGCAAGTGACCACTCCGCAGCACTGGATTTAGCTGTAAACATTGCAACGGCGTTAAAAGTGAAATTGATTGTAGATTTCGATCTAAAAGTCAACACAACTACAGAACTAGACGCAACTCTCAGAATCGAAGGTGATGGTGGGGCAGTTCAATTTAGCAGAAGCATTACAGCTACGGCTGACATCCCAATATTTACAGTGAAAGCAGGGTTTAGCTCTGAGTCGTCTTATTTCGGTAAGTTGATGTTTAAAGCTAGCACTGGTGGAACAGCTACAGCGTTTCGAAGCACAAGCAATGGATATTTATCTCAAAGCACTTTTGATCATTGTGTTTTTGACAGATCATTGCGTTACGGGATCGATGCTAACTTAATCTTATGTGATTTTCAAAAGTGTGATTTTGGAACATACATGTCTACCACAAACTCTGTCGGATTTAAAGCTATTCGATCACTTGGTATAGTTGGTACGCGAGAACCAAACGCCAACACTTTCTACAACTGTATCTTTAGAAGGGGTACAGATGATTGTATGATCGAATGGGACTCTTACGGTACGCAATGGCACTTCTTCGCATGTGATTTAGAACAAAATCTCTGCACAGAAGCTTTGATTAAATGTACAGCATCTAGCCCAATCATGTTCATAGGTGGTTATATTGAGGCTAATACCAGTACGCCATACGTGATTAAAACGTTGGGTAATAGTGCAACTGGATTTGTGCCTCTGATCAAGTTTCAAGGCATACACATGAACCGACCTTGCTCTGTCGCCATCGGAAAAAATACTATGGCTAACTACCCGAAATACATTTTTGAGGGGTGTTACGGGCAGTTAATCAGTGCAATAGTTGAAAGTAGTATAGGTGTGTTAAACGATGTTGCGCTTATTGAAAACTCTATAGCTAACCACTTTACACTGGCTACAGGTGGTTCTATCGGAGACATCCGAACTTTAACAATGCCATCGGGATTTAATGCAGATTCCAGGAATTTTCAGGCAGCTAAAATCACGAATCTGACTAGCTACAAACATAACTATAAAAAAACTATCAATAGAGATTTTACAGTTGGTAGTTCTGTGGGTGTTGCCTCCCTATCCCACCCCAGTATTTCTGGTGCATCTTACGGAGGTAGACTTTTAGTCAATGCTATCTTTGGAACTACAGCAACTTCAGGTACTAATAGTGCCGTATATGAGTTGCTAGTCACAGCTATTGGGAGCACCAAGTACATTACACAAATTGGAAGTGTTGGATTGACAACTGGTGCATCCGCAAGCAGCCCATCATTCACATGGTCAATCAATAGCTCTGACGTGTTGGTTGCAACTGCCGTTGGTTCCACTTCTGGTAGATTTGCAATGGAGATCTTTGCGACAGGAAATGTGCAAGCTACATAATTAATATTTCTACTTAATGAATTGTAAACCCCCTCGGGTGGTTTTTGCTATTATAAGTAAAACTTATATAGGATGAATCTATAGTGGATTTTGTTAACATGATTCTGGAGTGGCTAAAAGCTCATGTAGGCGTCATATTTATGGGGGTGGCTGGCGCAACAGTCACCGCCCTAGTGCCTTCTGGCAAGCCATTAGCCGAACGAGTTATTAGCTGGGTTGTTGGCGTTATCTTGTGCGCAGCTCTTTCAACCCCAACAGCAGGCCTTCTAACTGGCGGTGGATATGTTGAAGTTTTCGGCTTTATTTATGGCATGGGTGGCATTACGTTAGCAAAAATGCTAATTAAAGCTATCGAAAAGCGTAGTAAGGTAGAAATTGAATCTAAAACGGGAGTGAAGTTAGATGATGACGTTTCTTAATTACCTAAGCTTTTTTTTGATTACTGGTAGTTTAATGTTTGTGGTGTTCCATCCTAAGATTAGCTTTCCCGTACATGTTGACGTAATCATGTTCATCCTTGCTATCGGTGTTACTGCAATGTTCATCAATACATTACAAGGCAAAGATTTATATGGACACATGCAAGATGCTGAAATATTGGTCCGTCTTGGTCTTGGTTGCTTAACAATCCGTTTTATCCATGAATACTTAAAGGTGAAGAAACATGAACTTTGACAAAGCATTTGATACAACTATCGGCCATGAGGGCGGCTTTACACTCAATAAAAACGATGCTGGCAACTGGACAGGCGGCAAAGTTGGAGTTGGCCAGTTAAAGGGCACTAAGTACGGAATTGCCGCAAATAGCTACCCAAATCTGGATATTAAAAATCTTACTCTTGATCAAGCAAAGGCAATTTATAAGCGCGATTATTGGGATAAGGCAAAATGCGATTTATTGCCAGAAGGCTTAAAATTCCATGTTTTTGATGTATCGGTAAATAGTGGTGTTAGTCGTGGTATCAAGACACTTCAGCAAGCTGCTGGTGTTAAAGATGATGGAATTATTGGCCCTAACACATTAGCAGCTATAAAAGCGATTGATGAAAAGGAATTACTGTTAAGGTTCTATTCTTTTCGTATTTCTTTTTACACGTCATTAAGCTCATTCTCTAATTTTGGCAAGGGATGGATGAATCGTGTTGCGAATAATCTTAAGCTTGGCACTAGCGGTTAATATGGTGGGCTGCACCGCCCACTCAATCAAAAATAACATTCACGTTGTAGTCTGCGTTCAATGCGTGAATTAAGAAAGCCCCATTACGGGGCTTGTCTTTATTTTTTAAACAATTCTTTCATTTCAGTTTTTGAAAGGTGTAGCAACTCCAAATGATCACTAATAAATATAACCTCAATATCCTTCTTTGAGAGAATAGATCTTATCTGGTCAAAGTAACCTGAAATCACATCTGTATTATTTACATAATCATCATTACTAAACTTAACAATCAAAACTTTAGTATCGTCGTTTAGTTGCTCAAAATCAAAATCTTTCATTTCTTAATCAACCTTATTGCCGTAGATCCAAATTCATCACAAGCGGCATTCCATCCAAACTTGTGACCTGCTTCAAAACCATTTTTATAAAAAGCATAAAAACAACGCCAATGCTTATCTATATTTTCATCTTCAAACTTATAATGATTCTTTTCACAAGTTTGATAATTCATATTAGATGCATCAATACCTAGAAAACCCAATGACTTTACAAATTTATCAAGCACTGTAATTTTCCTCCATTGAGTCTTGATACATTTTTAAAACATCATTGTAATTTTCATCAGTACTTTTTACGAATGTTCCATTCCAAAGTACTCCAACTCGATCTTTAATTTCATTATATGAGTACTCAACACACTGTTCTAACGTTAAGTCACAATGTAATGCTATTGCATCAAGATGACTTACCGCCATATCTATTGGAGCAATATAATCATCTAAATCAACTTCTAGTTCATTGCTTTCTGATATTTGGTATAAGCATTCAGATAAATCAATTATGGTTTTCTTTGGATTAGTAGATCTCCCGTAAGACCCAATATGATCACTTATGCTGTGACCATGCATTTTACATAAGTTTGTTAAAACAACAAAACAGTCTCCAACCCCATCGATAATTCCATTTAGATTTGATTTTGCAATTGAATCCGCAAGCTCACCGAACTCACTAAATAACTTCATGGCTTGGTCAATTGGTTTTGAACCTTTGATAATATTTCTGTCTGATGCCCATTGTTCGATTTGTTTAATTAATTGTTCCATTACTTTCTCCACCACACTTTTTCACGAATAGGATTAAATTTACGTTGATCATCTTGTTTTCTTTGCACGTATCGTTTCCGCTTATATGCCTCATATAAATATAAAACAACCACAAAAACAAAACTCAATGCAAAAGATAATAAAATCATTGCTATTGGGTTCATTTTGGCCTTTCCTCTAGTGAATCTTTCCAATTCCCCTCAAATGTTTGTTTTGTGTGTTTTGGATTCAACGCATACCAACAAAAACCACCATTATAGGGCTTCTCCGCATAACCAAAGGTATAACCGTCCGAATCTGTTGCAATCCAATTAACCTCTTTAGGAACATTCGACCAATCATATTTACTCATTTCTTCAACTCCAAATATCTTTGCCCTCTATTACGCATCACTTCTAACGCACCTTCACGGTTTAAATTCTTGATAAATTCCACTCCATATTTAAACCATTGCGTCAAAAACAATTCATATCGTTCTTTGCAATAGTCGTTAATTTCATAATAATCAGCATCTGAAAAATAAATTTCAGCCACCTTCCCATTTTTACGCATAACAATATTGCCTTTACGCTCGTTTAAGTTATGCCCACCTTTCTGCATCCAAACAACAAACATAAAGACCAATGATTCTTTAATTTTCATTTATCCTCCAAAAACTAAAGTCTTGGCATATTCTCTAGCCATTTCGACTTTTAGTTTAATTAAATCAACTTTCTTTTGATCATATTCAACCTTATATGATGAAATACGATCACTAGGACTCATTTCTAAAACATAATCGATATGTAAGTATTCATCATCATATCTAGTTAAACACTCTTTTGGAGTCGGCATTAGAATAAAATCAAGATAAGCCTCATTAATTATTTTAGGCTCACAATCGTGATTCTCTCTTAATAACCACATATACCCCAATTGTTGCCAATCATAACCAGCATCTAAAGCCTTACTCTCAATATCTTCTTTAAAATACTCCATAGTCCAATATGACCACGGACACTTTGTATCACGTATTGCTGTGTTAGTAATAATGTCTGGTTCGCCAGTAATCCAGTCATTAGTAAAGCGAATCGTATTTTTTTCAGCACTAATAAACTTCTGTTGCATTAGAAACAAGATTGCGTCATCTTCAACCAAATTACCTTTTCTTGTCTCTTTACTTCCAGTAAACTTACTTGGAGCTTTATGTCTTAACTGCCTAACCTTTTCCTTAACCAATGTTTTAGCTGTGGCCGATAAGGTTTTATCCAAAAGATCATCTAAAATCTTCTGTTCTTCATCGGTACGCTTTTTCTTTGCCTTTATTGCTTGAACTTCTTCTGTGAGAAATGCAGAGTCAATAGACTTTGCATTTCCCATTAGTCGATGCAGTTCAGAACATCGAAAAATTAGATTCATAACGCCTCAACTATTTTCTTTTGTTCTTCGCTTAATGCGTAAATATCTGGATTTAAAGCGTGCTCTTTAGTTAAACTTCCAGCTTCAATAGCCGCCACGAATTGCGGGAATTGATCCTCAGAAATCAATCGAGCTAATGGCTTTTCATTCTCTTGATCATTATCAACATATGAAGCTTCACCATCTTCATTAATCACAGCTTGATCAAATTCAATCGCTTGTTGGAGCTCAACCGACATAGGTGCATATTTTGAGATAAGCAACTTAATGACAGTCTTTTGACACATTGCATCCCAATTCTGATGCCATACAGAATAGCTTTGCCCTTTCGACTTTGCAGTCTTATACGTCTGACTATACTTGCTTGCATGCTGCTCAAGTTCTTCATTAGTCATTGTTAAATGAGCTTCAAACCCTGTCACAGTCTCAAGATAAGCTAGATACCCAATAACCTCACCACTAACTTTTTGTGGAATGAATGAAGTTAAACGAGCCTTTACGCTTTCTTCTGTATCGGTGTCATAAACTGCAATTGAAGCAATCTTTTTAATCTGACCAGAGCGCTGTGCTAACTGCAAGTAGCCTTTCCACCCCATCTGAAATTGTGCTTCTTGGTTGCCAGTTTGTCGATTTTTGAACGGAACAATATAAGCAAACCCAAGATTATTATTTAGTGGCAAATTAAGCGCACAAGCCGTATAAACAGCGCCTATCACGGATTCTGGAGTTGATTGCGCCAGTAATCCGTTTGAATTAATAACCTGCATTACAGACGTAATATAGCTATCAGATTTACGCCCTATCATTTCCTCAATGCGCTTCATCACCGATGGATTGCTAAGCGTTTGTTTAATCGCTAATGCATTTTGTTTTTGCTGTTGAGTTAAGTTGCTCATTTTACCACTCCAGTTTTTTTAGCTATTTCTCTTTTCAAGAGAGCTATTTTTGATGAATAATGACAACCCATAATTGAATTCGGATCATACGTTTTGTACAAGTCTTGCGCATTTTTTAACTGTTTTTTTAGATAATTTAAATCACTCATTTAGAAATCTCCAATAATTTAAGTAATGTTTCCTGTCTTTCTTGGTGCTGAATATCTCTATATTCATGCATGCGTTTTCTGTACTCTTTAGAGTCAATCACATTCATTTGATAAGCTGTTTCAATTGACCAGAAGTAAGCATCCGCACCATGTTCTTTCACATCATCAAGCCAACTCATTACATTTTCTCCGCAATTTCATTCTCAATAACTTGAACAATGTTTGATACTTCTTTGCTAGGTAAAACATAGTCTTCTGTTTCACCATCTTCGTTGTAAACTTTAACGTCATTTACAGACTTAACTTCAACATCATTCCATGATGTATATCCATTACCATCTTTAAAGAATCGACCTTCAAATTCAACTTCTAAAACCAAATCACCAGACTTAATGGCAGCTACGTTATGCTCCATATCTAATGACTCAACTTCATATGGGCCAGTAATAACTGGTTTACCTGAACATGCAGCTAACGCAACAGAAGCAGCTAAAATTAATGCATTTTTCATAATGTTTACCCCTTGTTTATATTCTCAATAGTAAATGAATTGAGTATTAATGTCAAGCGTAAATGTTAAAAAAAGCTCCCGAAGGAGCTAATTTTTTACCAACTAGATGAGTCGCAGGATGAGCTACTAGATGAATCATAACTTGAGTTACTAGATGAGTCGCAGCTACTTGATGATGAGCTATAGCTATTAAGGCTAGACATTGTTAAAATATATCCAGTTGTATTGATTATGTTTGTATAATCATCACTACTGTTTTTAGATTTAAATGAAATGCTTGTTTTTGCATTTTTTGCCTTTGACTTTTTAACAAGCTCATTTACTTTCTTTTCATCATATTCCTCAAAATAACAACGAGAAGTATCTAATGTTTCTAGCGTCTTGGCATTTGTATATGTCGCCAAATGTCTATTTGTTCTTTTACAGTAAATTAAATATTTCATCTCATTCCACACTCACTACAGCAATTATTTAAAAACAATTTGTACTTGCAACAAATCTTACAAAACTCAACCACCGATAGAACCCTTCAAAAAGAACAGTGCTGTTAGAATTACAATAACAATCAGAATGATGATTCGTTCGCGCTTGATCTTCGATTTAAGGCTATTTACATCTTCTTCAGATTGCTTGTATTGATTAACAAAGTAATCCAATTCAACTTTTGTTCGATCCAAATCAATTTTTGCACCAATAAGATTTCCTTCTACCTCGACCAGTGTATTAATATCCTTATCATGAATTTTCTTAGCCTCATCGTTTTGCTTGATCAATCCACTGATCGCCAAGTCTTTACTTTCGATGATCTTTTTAAGGGCTGAGATTTCAACCTCTTTGGAATTATTTTCTATAGTGATTTCCGTCTTACCACTCATAACTTTTGCATATTCTTTCGCTTTACAAAGCTTATCAAATTCCAAAAGCTCGTCAATTTCTTTAATAACCTTATTCTGCACCTTCTCACTTTGCGGCTGGTTAAGCATCTTAGCGATATAAGGTCGAGATTTACCCATTCTTAAAGACAATTCGCTATTGTTTAAACCAAGTTCTTTTTTAGCTTGGTGAATTTTTTTGATCATTTCATTTTCTGAATGCTTCTGAATAAACTCTTTACATGTAAATTTTTTAACTCCATTTTTATATGTGTGGGTATATGTTCCAGAAAGAACATTAATTCCAAGACAATCTGAAACTCTAGTTCCAACAAATCTCAAACCATTTGATTTTAAAATACTCTCTACATCTTTTCTTGACTCTTTGGTTAAGCATTCAATAAAACAATCATTAATTTTCATCTTTGTTTCTCCTGTTAAGATATTCCCTATAGTAAACTATTATTTAATATTTGCAATAGCTAATTTAATAATTTAAACTAACAAAAAATGGAGGGTCTTATGGACTGGAAACAAATTATTGAAGAAGTTTTAGAATATCGTGAAATTAATCAAGCTGAACTAGCAAGAAAGACGGGAATTTCAACCGTTCACATTCACGGTCTAGCAACTGGTAAACGCCTGCACCCAAGCTTTGAAAAGGGCTTGGCTATTGTTAAGCTCCATCCAGACACAAAAAAACTTTTGGAAATTTAATAATTTACAGCAATCAACCCTCCTAGTGAGGGTTTTATTTTGCATATATAGTTTACTATTGAGAATTAATTAGGTAAGATTGGTTTTATTTTGAGGTGTTTATGCATTATTTTTTTGAAGACTTAACTAGGCTTGTCGTTTTCCTGATAATCATGTGGGGAATATGCTTTGCTGTCGATAAATACCATGCTAAGCGAGATAAAGAAAAGCAAGACAAATGCCCACATGATCAATGCAAGCAAATTAATAAAACTACAACTTTCGATACCAATTTAAATCAAACTGAGATAATTACGCTCAGATGTTTGGATTGCAAGAAAGTTATTGAGGTGAAGAAATAATGGTAATTCAATATTTGAAAAACAGAAACAACAACATGTTTTATCGAGTCATTGGTAATAGGTTTGTGTCGATGTGGTCGCCAAATGTAAAGCAATGGATAAAGTGTTGTACCAACTATAAGGATATTATTTTTACAATTGATAACTTTATCTTGATTGATGAAAAGGATGTGAAATGAACCACGTAATTAATGACGGCTTTATGAACCCTGACCGTTTTGGCTATGCAGCTATACCATTTAAGATTAGCGATAAAGAGCCTAGAAAGGATATAAGCCCAAATGTAATTGCAAGGTCAAATGCTAGGTCTATGGGCAAGAGATTTTATGAGCATACCAAGCCTTGCAAATGCGGCTCATTACTAAGACGTGTTTATAACAATGAATGTTTTGATTGCTGGAAGGAGAGCAAGAAATGATTAATTTAATGCATGGTGATTGCCTAGAACTAATGAAAACTATACCAGATGGATCAGTTGATATGGTTTTAACAGATCCACCTTATGGAACAACTGCATGTAAGTGGGATAGCGTTATTCCGTTTGAGCCGATGTGGGCTGAATTGAAGCGAATTATCAAACCTAATGGTGCGATTGTATTGTTTGGTTCAGAACCTTTTAGCTCATTGCTGCGTTGCTCCAATTTAAAAATGTTCAGATATGATTGGATTTGGGAAAAATCAAAGGCTACAGGATTCCTTAATAGTAAAAGGCAACCTTTAAGAGCACATGAAACGGTATCAGTTTTTTACTCTAAACAACCAATATATAAACCACAAATGACAAAAGGTGAAGCTTATAACAAGGGTGTTAGGAAAGAGCAAACAAATAATGATGTTTATGGTCAGTTTAATCAGGTTGAGGTGAAAAGTGATGGTCTTAGGTTTCCTAGAAGTGTTCAATATTTCAAAACAGCAGAAAGTGAAGGTGGTTTTCATAAAACCCAAAAACCTGTAGCTTTGCTTGAATACCTGATCAAAACTTACACGCAGGAAGGTGAAACGGTACTGGACTTCACAATGGGTAGCGGTTCAACTGGCGTTGCATGCGTGAATACAAACAGGAATTTTATAGGAATAGAACTTGATGAAAATTACTTCAATATAGCCAAACAAAGGATTGAATCTGCATAAATTAAGCCCTTCGGGGCTTTTTATTTGCCATTTATATAAGTTTTTATTATTAACTTTAATTTAATTGATAAAAATTATTTATTAGACATGACTAATAAAACATCACATAATGACATCACACAAAGCAAAAGGAGATTAGAATTGTCTAAGCCAGCAACTTCATTTTTATTTTTAGGCGAATTAAAGCTGCTTGAAAGTACGATTATTGAAAACACTAAGAGAACAAAAGTCCGTGATGCTATTCGCCGATATGGTGATCGAAAGTTTAATACAACTCAAGTTGGAAACAATGTAATTGTAACTCGTATTCAGTGAGAATTAAAAATGAAAAATCTACAAGTGCTTAATACCACTTCAAAGCAAATCCCACAAATGTCATCGTTAGAAATCGTGGATTTTATTAATGAATATCGTGCAAAAAATGATGATCAACCAATTCAGCTTCGCCACGCAGACTTTATGGCGAAAGTTCAAAAGGTTCTTGGTGAGCTGAGCGAAAATTATCGTTCAGTGTATAAAGATGCAAGTGGTCGATCATTGCCATGTTATGTATTTTATAAGCGTGAAGCGTGTCTTATGGCTATGTCTTACAGTTATGAATTGCAGGCATTGGTTTTTGATCGAATGACAGAATTGGAAAATAAATTATCAAAACCGCAATTACCTGATTTCACAAATCCAGTTGAAGCTGCAAGAGCTTGGGCCGATGAAGTTGAAGCAAAGCTGATTGCTCAAAAACAATTAGAGCTTGCTGCTCCAAAGGTTGAATACTTTGACCGTGTAGCGGATGTGAATAATTACATGAATGCCACTACGGTAGGTCAAAAGCTTGGCATGAGTGGCACAGCATTGAATAAGCAGTTAGAGCAGTTCGATGTTTATAACCGAGCAATCAAGACAGGTCGAGTATTTCAACAATGGTTTATCGACAAGGGCTTGGGCGTGATGAAAAAGACTGACAATGGCTATAACCAGTCACGCTTCACGAACAAAGGCGAACAATGGGTAATAGAGAAGCTTACCAGTGAAGGTATAGTTTAAGCACAAGATGCGCTCAATTTTGGGCGTATTTTTTTAACTTATATATCAGTTTTTCTGATTTTTTATATTTGAATTATTGATTTTACAAGTACCAAATTTAGTACTATATTTTAATAACAAATTAAGGAGAACTGAATGATTACCAATATTTTAAAACTAAGTGAAATTAAGAAAGATCCAGCTTTATTGGTTGGATTGGCTCGCCCGGCAATTATAACAAAGTATGGAAGCCCATTAGCTTATGTTTTGCCACCTAAGCGCATGAATCAATTGCTAGAACGTGAAGAAAATAATAAAACTTTGCAGGAAGCAATTAAGTCATGCAAATCAAATTTGCAAGTAGCTATCCGTGAAGCAAAGTATGGTTATGGTGATGTTGTTTTGTCTCACATTGCAAGCGCCATTGATGATATTTCCCACTTGTGCGAGTCAGATAAAGATGAGTAAGGTTTATGCGCCCAACTACACGCAAGTCCCTAATGTTGTAATTGATGATTTAGCGGCAAAGTTAAGTGATTCAGCATTTAAGATTTATGTTGTTCTTATCCGCAAAACAAAAGGATGGGATCAAAAACGTGATGCTATTGCAATTAGTCAATTCATGGAACTAACAGGAAAGTCAAAGCCAACTGTAATTAAAGCTATTGATGAGTTAATAAATCTTGGTCTTATTAAGAAGACTAGATTTACAAAACACGGTAATGAATATGAATTAAATCTTTCATTTTCTCATGATGGTGTTTTCTTAAAATTTAGAGGTAAAAAATCTTTACTAGTAAAAAATTTTAACATCAAAGGTAAAGAATTTTTACTTCTAAAGGTAAAGAATTTTGACACACAAAAGAAACTATCAAAAGAAACTATTAAAGATACTAATATTAATAAGGGCGAAGTAAAAAAATTTGACCCTGTTGATTGTGAACTACCTTCAAACGTAGAAAAGAAAGATTGGATTGATTTTGTTGAAATGCGTAAATCAATCAAGAAACCACTTTCTGAATTGGCAGCAAAAAAGATTCTGAAGAAGTTAGATGGTTTTGGTATTCATGCAAAACAGGCACTGGAAAATTCGATTGTTTCAAGTTGGTCTGATGTTTATATGCCAAAGCAAGATAAACATTTCAGTCAACCACAAAACAACCGAATGCAAGAACTTCAACAATTGAGCGAACAATGGGAGTTAGAAAATGCAAATTACACACCATACTGAAAAACAAGTTGAGCCAATCAATCCAGTAAACGTAGCCGCAACAATCAAGGGTATTGCTCCACGTTCATTTGAAAAAACCTTTGCTGGACTGACTAGTGAACAAATTGCCTATGCGTTCAAGTTGTGTCTTGATGGCTTAACACGAGATCAAATTGAAAAGGGAATGATTCAAGTGCGCGACAATGGGTATTGTCCAGATCCAGCTATGTTCCGTAAATGGTGTCTTGGGATTAAGGGATTTACTTCTGATATTGACCCAATACATGCGTCATATCGCACTAAAAACGCCGCATTGGCGAATATTGAGGCTTGGTTGATAGATTGCACAACTAAGATCACAAACGCGGAGAGAGAGGCTTACAATCGCGTTTACGGCATGTTTAATCAGTTGCAATGGGCTAATAATTACGAGAAAGCAAAATATTATGCTTATGAGGCATTTAAAGATGCTTATGTAGAGGTGGTAAAAGAGTTTGTTGCTAAAGGTGAAAGTCAATCTATTTGGATTGAACCGCCTAAAATTGATAAACCAAAATATAAGGCTATTCCTAAGAACTATTTAGAGTTTGAAACAGAAGAGCAAAAGGAAAAGTGGGATGAAACAAAAGCTAAATTGCAAGCCCTTGTGGACTCTGGAATGACAGTTCAGCAAGCTTCATTGCAACTTATTAAAGGTGATTAATATGTCAATATTTGAAAAACGAATTGAGATGCTTCACTACTTAAGTTTTTATGCAAAAAAGTATTTTAGTAGATTGGATTTTGAAGAATACTTTGAGATTTCTCAACCGCAAGCTAACGTAATTATTCGAGAGTTTATTAAGCTTGGATTTGTTGAAAAAGACGGTAATTTTTACAAAGTAACAGAAAAAGCCAAGAGGATTTTTAAATGAATTTAATTGATAGATTGGGTGGATATGGGGCAGCAAAAAGCTTAAAAATGTCGCAAATAGGGCTAAAAAAGCACTATGATGAATTAAAATCAGCTTTACTCGAATACCGCCGACAAAACAATATTTTTGAAATAGGCGACCTTGTTGTATTTAAGGAGGAATATAGCAAAGACAGTGTTATCCACAAGATTGATAGTTTGCGCGCAGGTACTAAATGTTTACGTCACGCAACGGATGAAGAGATAGAGAAGGGGTGTAGATTGTGAAAAATATACTAAAATCTTGGTTTAGAAAATCAGATGATAGATTTTATAATTTCGACAAAATGATGCGTGATTCATTTATTGGTCAAACATGTTTTTATGACTCTAAGTACAAAACAAGGGTTATTCTAATAAGTTCGAGTTGTCGGGATGGTGATTTTATGACTTCGAATTATGAATTTGTTGCTGCGGGACCGGCTGGCTTGCGTCGGCGTTATTATCCAAACAAGGTTATCTTAAATATATTTGATGCGAGATTTAGGATTAAACCCATAATCACATGCAAATAATTTAAAAAACAGTTGCAATTGTTCTCGATAGTATTTACTATTGAGAATATAAATTAACAGAGAGTTTTATTATGGAATTGGTTTTAGTTTTTACAGTAATTATGTATTTCGCGCCTAGTATTATTGGTTTTATGCGTGGCATGCAAGTAAATGGTCAATCTTTGCAATGAATTTGTTTTTAGGTTGGTCTGTATTGTTCTGGTTCTGGAGCTTGTTCTGGTCATTGTCAAATAAAGGCGGCAACCAGACAGTAATCGTAAATAACCAGATTAACAACAAATGAGCAAAGAGTTTATAGAATTTGCAAAAGTCATGGTTTTGTTTTATTTGATCGTGATTTTTGCAGTAATGGGGTTAAGTAAGTTAATTCACAATATGGTGTGGGGTGTGTGATGGAAGATTTAAAAGATAATGATTTGATTAGCGGTGCGGATGCGTTGCGAGCTTTGGCGGATGGCGTAAATCCAGAGGAAATTGAGGGTAAGTTTTCAAGTGGAATTGAAACGTACTTTCTCTCAATGGATGGTAAGGTTGATGTTTTTTTGAAGTATTTAAATGAAAAACTATTCCGCCTAAAACCCCAAACCGTCAAGCTTGAACTTGAGCTGCCGAAGCCTTTTGAGCCTAAGGTGGGTGAAAAATATTGGTATTTAAAGCTTCTTGGTGGAAAAGATTATGATTGGGCTTGTGTTTGCGGAAATGAAAACGACTCATATTTTCAAAGATTTGGCGCTTGGAAAACCGAAGACGAGATCAAGCAAGTCGTAGAGCAGCTAAGAAAAATCAAAGGTGCTGTATGAAAAAGCGAAATAAAAAATACAACGGGAAGCAGGTTGTAAAGCAGAAGGTTCACAAGTTTCAAATGACTTGGGAAGTTAATGAGACTAAAAATATTATTGAGCTTCATCACTTGCTTAATGGTGTGGATCCGCAAGAGTCTACCCATACTCCTCTTAAAGTCTGGATGAAGGCGCATAAGGGTGATCTAGCTTTAGCATTAAAGACGCAGACCATCCCAGCAGAGCAAAGTTTTCATATCGTTAGTCGAATTCATGCGGTTAATGAGAAAACAGGCGAAACGGTTGATTGTGAGTTTCAACTAGCTACCGATACCGTTATGCATTTGTGGCAGTTCTTGGGTGACATTGAATCTGACATTTATGTCAATGATGGTGGGTTTAAAAAGAAATGGCTTGGCTTTAATCATGAGCTTGAGGCTTATTTGAAAGAAGTGGGTAATGGTGAATTTGTGGTTAAGACTAATCATTGTTGCTTAACATGCTTTTCTACATTCAAAAGCTTTAGACATGAAATGGAGTTTAAATCAATTAAGTTAATGAATCCTGAATTTGGATTGGGAGTTGAGGGATGAGTTTAAAGAAATTGCGCGACAAGATTAACGGGTCTGAGCCTTTAATTGATGGCGAAACGAAAGAAATGCTAATAGAGCAATGGAAAAAGATTCACCTTGAGCTAGAAGCTAAGAAAAGTGAAGATGAACGTAATTATGTTTTATGTGAGGGTGAGAAATGAAAGAATGGTTATTAAAAACTGAAGATGGAAAGTATCATTATTATCGTGATGATATGGATTGTTGCCCAAAGTATGTTGAGAAAATTGAAATTCCAGAAGATGCTATCGAAGCTCGACTGAATGTAAGCGGTGGGATTAATTTTGTTAACGATAAAAACTGTTTTATGAATACTGTCACAAATGGACGGTGGGTTAAATATACTTCCATCAATAGTAAAAATGCTGATAAATTAGTTTGGGATAGAAAAGCTCATCAAACAGGAGATGATTCTGTTGTGGGTGCTGATTTTTTCACTGAAAAGAAACACTCTCATTATTTTAAAGATGTATCTAATTTGCTTGAGATTGATGTTTACCGTGTATTGAAGTTATTTGATGTTACGGATCCGTGCATTCAGCATGCAGTTAAGAAATTGCTTTGTGCTGGTGGGCGCGGGGTTAAAGATGTGGATAAAGATGTTCATGAGGCAATTGATTCTTTATTGAGATATGAGGAAATGAGAAAGGAAGATGAAGTTAATTCTTGATGTCGAAGTTCCGCTAGTTGCTCCGTCAGTAAATACTTATTGGCGGGCAAATGGAAATAGAAGGTTTATCACGCCAAAAGGAGTTAAGTTTACAAAAGATTTGGCGCATTGGGTAAAACCATTGATGAGTGATAAGCGGCTTAGACTGGATATTGTTTTTTGCTATCCAGATAAGCGTAAGCGCGATTGCGATAATTCGCTTAAATCGGTTATCGATAGTCTTGTTAAAAATGGGTTATGTCATGATGATGAGCAGTTTGATATTTTGCATATTGAACGCGGGTCAGTTATTAAAGGTGGTTTAATCAAGATAAAAGTTTTTGAATTGGATGTTGCAATTAACTAAAAATTTGCTATAGTTAGCGAACTGAAAAACTTTTTATATCCGTATCTAACCCCAAGATGCGGATTTTTTTTGCATAAAATTCTTGCATTAATTATAAATATAATTTACTATTGAGAATATAAAGAGGAGAGATAAAATGATTCTAGTTAAAGCTTTATGGTTGGCAATTGTTGATGTGGCTAAGATGTTTAAACATGCGCCTAAATTGTTGGTTGAGTTGTTTTGGGCTTTAGCTGGTGTTTTATCTATAATCCTAAGTGTGGTTTTATTTCCATTAATTGTGGTGCGCAAATACAAGGTATTGAAAAATGGATCACCAAAAAGAGTTAAGGGTAAATCTAAGGGTATTAAAGTACGCGGTAACAGATTTGCTTAGAGGGTCGGTGTTGATTGCATATCACGCTGTAATGATCGTATTTAATTGGTTAAGGGGTAAGTGATGGAATGGATTAGTGTTGATGATAAGCTTCCGGGCCCTAATGAATTAGTAGCTTGGTTAAAAATGAATAATCCAATTAAAAATGGAATAAATAAGAAGTGGATATCAAATGTGGATGGTATTTGCTGGGCAGATTGTCATGACGGATATCGTAGAAAAGTAGCTGATATAGATGCTACCCACTGGATGCCACTACCAGAACCGCCAAAACAAGGATGATTGAAATGATCTATAAATTTTTAAAACGCCTATTCTGCCGACATGAGTGGGAAATAAAAGAAAGTAATTTAACTGGCGAGACTTATAAAGTTTGCCGTAAATGCTGGAAGGAGGTGGATTGTGAGTGAATTTAATGCAATCTATCGAAAGGTTTGCTTGGGTGAGAGATTTGATATAAGCGCATATAAGCAATGCGAGAAAATTTATAATCACCAGCAACAAAAGATTGATGATGTTGCGGGCCACATCAAGACGTTAAAGGCTTTACATAAAGAAGGCAATTTAACAATGGGTGATGTGATGATGTTTTTAAAAGGTGTAGAAGGGGTTTTGAAGTGAAAAAATTATTAATTGCGTTATTGATGGTTCCAAGTTTTGCAAACGCTGGATTTTGTGATGCTGTGTATGACTTTGCAGAAGCAACTATGCTGATGCGTCAAGAAGGCTATGCAAAGTATCAAGCAAAAGAAGTGGTTGAGGAAATGCGCAGTGTAGATAATACATTAGCTAATTTAATGGATGCTAATGTGGATTGGGCTTATTCATTCCCTGTTTATAATGGTGAGGATAAGTCCATAATTGCATCAAACTTTGCTAATGAGTCATACCAGATTTGCAAAGATGAAGAAAAACGTGCGGCTAATGTTAAGGAGTTTTACTAATGACAGATCTTAATAAGTTAAGAAGTGAGTTTGAGGCATACGAACATTCAAAAAAACCATGTGCAATAAAAGCAAGTTTGTTTGAAGTTTTTACGAAAGATAGCCTTGATGAAGATGAATATTCATATATTGGGAGATATGTTGATAGTTTCATGCAAGAAAAATGGGAATTGTGGCAAAAAGCCAAAGCTCAGGCGGTGCCAACTTGGATCAGTGCTAAAGATGAAGAGCCACCAACAGACACTATGGTTTTAATTTGTTGGTCAGACTCACCGGATGTTCAACCAGAAATTGACTATATGACCTGTGATGAAGACTTAAATCATATTTGGGCAAATTTTGAGATAGAACCACCAACTCATTGGATGTACTTTCATAAAGTGCCAAGCGAATCGGGAGCTGAACAATGAGCATAACTCTTAATGGTCACCAATTAAAAAGCCTTCTCGAATTTGTAAATCCAGATGGTGAAAATGATTTAGATCAACTTGAAACTGAACTAACTATTAAATTTTTTGAAGATGGGCACAGTGGCAAAGGCTATTACTTTTGGATGAGCGAATATCCAGAGGAAGGCAGCATGTTGTTGGATGTTGAATCGGGAGCTGAGGGATGAGTGAATTTGAAATACTTGAATCAGCACCAAAAGATGCTACCCATTATTTTCTTGTGCCTAATGGATCTGGTGAACCTTATTACGTTCTTGAAAAAGAAAAAAAGTTCTACTGGTTTCACGGTCAGGATGAAATAACTAAGCCACACATTTTAAGTTGGATTAAGTCAATTGAATCACTGAAAGAAGTTAAAGCGGAAAGTAAGGAGGGGTGAAATGACAGAAATAACCATAGAGCAAGACATTGACGAAGCTATAGCCAAAGGTGAAAGCTTTTACAAGATTAGAAAACGTTTTGAAAAAGCTATTTTGGAAAGGGCTTTGATTAAGACTAGAGGCAGCCAAACTGAGGCAGCCAAAATGCTTGGGATTAGTCGAACGGGGTTGAGTGGTATTTTGAAGAGGGTGAGTCGATGAAATATAAAATTGGTGATCGGGTTTATTATCGACAAACGAAGGTTAGGATAGTTTTTATTAGCCGAATGGGTGAAATAATGGTTAGCCTTCACGGCTATAATAATTGGGTGTTTAATTCTGAAATTAAACCAATCGTGAGGTGTAATAATGAAATTCAATTTAGATAAAACGGATTATATTTTATATCCAGAATCAATATACAAGATTAAGGTTAGATTTATGCTATTTGTTGGTGTGTATTGGGTTTGGTGCTTAGTCTGGTTTGGTATTGCTTTGTACAATATTGTGGTGAATCACAATTATGTTGATGGATTGATTTCAGGTGTGATTCACATTTTATGTTTGTTTATGTCGGCTTCTTGGATTGAGGATTTGATAAATGACCATTAAGCACAAATATTTAGTCGGAACGGTATGTAAGCAAAAAATATCATCAATGATCATTGCTAAGCCGATTCATGAATTTCCATATACTGAAGAGGTTTTAACAGATATAAAACGTGTAGCAATCCAACATACTATGGATGAAGAAACTTATCTTTTATCTGTGACTTATTTGGGGGAGTTTGAAGAATGACCATTGAAGAAATTAGAGCTAATGCTCCGAAAGGTGCAACGCACTACAGAATTATAAAAGCTGGTCGTGAAGTTGAGTATTACATGAGACCGCCATATGGTATGAATTTAAAATACTGTAATGGTGTGTGGAGGATAACTGGTTGGTCACATAATAGGTTTATTAAGCCACTTAATTTAGGATTGCATTATGGATATTGAAGAAATTAGGAAGAATAAGCCAGAGGGTGCTACGCATTATCTTGAACTGGGAAATAGGGGCGTGATATTTTTCAAAGCAAAATGGCTGGACATTCTTGTCTTGGATAGCCGTGAAGGATGGAGAAAAATAGATAAGTTCTCTGGTGTTAAATGGCTTTTTGGTTGGTGGTATAACGATCCAGACGGTCTTTATGTTCATAGAATAAAACCGCTTTAACGCGGTTTTTCTTTTTGTGGTATTATTTTGGGAGGCTAAAGAGAGGTTTATATTATGGCTAGTGTTGGTAAGCCTAGAGCTATTGAAAGCCCTGAGGATTTTGAAGAATTGGCTTTTGAATATATTGAGTGGGTAAAAAATAATCCTGTTATGAAGACGATTACTGCGTCTTTTCAAGGGTCGATTAGCTACGAGAAGGTTCCTCATGCTCGACCTATGACGCAATACGGCTTGGCTGCTCATATGGGCATTGGATTGAGTACGCTTAAGGATTATGGACAAAGAGAAGAATATTCGGCTATGTTCAAGCGTATATGCGCGATTATGACGGCTCATAATGTGGATGGTGCAACGAGTGGAGATATGAGCGCTAATATTATTTCTCGTATTGAAGGACTAGCTGAAAAGCAAGAAGTTGTTTCAAATGTTACTGTTAATAATAGTTTAGATGATTTCTATGCAGACATCCAAGCCGAAACCAAAGCCGAGTCTTAATCCTGTATTAAGATCGTTTTGGACAACTAAGGCGCGTAACAAAATCTTATTTGGTGGCCGCGCAAGCTCGAAAAGTTGGGATGCGGCTGGCATGGCTATTTTCTTGGCTAATCGTTATAAGCTAAGGTTTTTGTGCGTCCGTCAATTGCAAAACAAGATTGAAGAATCTGTATATTCGTTGCTTAAGATTCAGATTGAGCGATTTGGTCTTCAGGATAATTTTAGGATTTTAGACAACAAGATTATCAGTAAGGTCACTGGATCTGAATTTCTGTTTTATGGATTGTGGCGACACATTACGGAAATCAAGTCTATCGAATCTATTGATATTCTTTGGTCTGAAGAATCACATGCTTTGACCGAAGCGCAATGGGAAGTATTAGAGCCGACTATTCGTAAAGAAGGTTCAGAGTGTTGGATTATCTTTAACCCAAACTTAGTGTCTGACTTTGTTTGGCAAAACTTTGTTGTAGATCCCCCAGCTAATACGCTGATACGCCACATTAACTACAATGAGAACCCATTCTTAAGCCAAACGGCGCTTGATGTAATTGCGGATAAAAAACGGCGTGATCCTGATGGATTTGCACATATCTATGATGGCATGCCGCGCGCTGATGATGATATGTCTATCATCAAAGCTTCATGGGTTGAAGCTGCTTTAGATGCTCATAAGCTGCTTAATCTTGATGATACTGGTAGATCGTATCTAGGGTTTGACGTTGCTGATGCTGGTAAAGACAAGTGCGCTCTTGTTCATCGCAAGGGCATCGTTGCTTATTGGTCTGATGAATGGAAGGCGCGTGAAGATGAATTGCTCAAATCTGCAACTAGAACCTATAACGAAGCGATTAGATTGAATGCGTTGATTCATTACGATTCGACTGGTGTGGGTGCTGGTGTTGGTGCAAAAGTTAATGAGTTAAACAGGGAGAAGAAAACCAATGTTCAGCACAGTAAGTTTGTTGCTGGCGGTGGTGTTCATGAGCCTGATAAGTTTTACCAGCCAAAGATTACAAACAAAGACTTCTTTGCTAATGCGAAGGCTCAGGCATGGTGGCTTGTTGCTGATAAATTCCGTCTAACCTATCAAGTGATTCAAGCGATTAAAAACGGAACCGAAATTCCAAAGCATAAGCCAGAAGATTTAATATCTATTAGTTCTGATATGCCAAACTTACACAGGCTTAAAGTTGAGCTATCCATTCCTCATCGTGATGAAGATAGATTGGGGCGTGTTATGGTAGAATCGAAACAAGATTTAGCTAAGCGTGATGTTAAGTCGCCAAACTTAGCAGATGCGTTTATTATGGCTTATGCTCCTGTTAAGCGCTCAATGAATTTAAACTCTTCAGCATTGCAAGATGCTTATTCTAGTTTAGGAATTAGAAATGTTTGATTTTTTCAAAAAGAAAGAAGTTGTAAGTAAGCCTATTCCTAAGTGGAGTAAGCTAACCAGTGCAATTAAGAATGCGGCAGAACATCCGCCAAACTTTTATGCTGCTCCCGCCTTACCTGCTGGAGTTGTTCCAGAAGGGCATGACATTATTGCAATGGATGGATTTTGTACGGCTTCGCAATATGTTGGATTAGAGCCACAGTTTTATAGTGAGTTTTTGGGCTATCAAAGACTTACTCAATTGGCGCAATCTACTGAATATCGCTTAGTTACAGAAACATTTGCTCAAGAGATGACACGCGAATGGGGTGAGGTGAAGGGCGATGATCAGAAGCGTGTCGATATTCTTATGGAAGAGTTTAATAGGTTGGATATCCGCAACCTTATCCGCAAGCACATCGAAAATGATTATTATTATGGCGGTTCGCAGTTATACATTCAGATTGAAGGTCAAGAGGATAAAACTGACTTACCTTTATTGATTAACGAGAAAGGCATCAAGAAAGGTTCATTAAAAGGGTTTACAGTTATTGAGCCTGTTTGGTCTACGCCTAGTGTGTACAATGCAAGCAACCCTTTAGAAAGCGATTTCTTTGTTCCTAAGCAATGGTGGATAATGGGTAAAAATGTCCATCAGAGCCGCTTATTAACTTTGGTTATGCGTCCAATTGGGACAATGTTGCGACCAGCTTATAATTTTTATGGTATGTCAATGTCACAATTGATGTTGCCATACGTTCAGCGCCATCAATCTATTGTAGATTCTGTTGCTCAAGTTATCACAATGTTTAGCTTGACTGGCTTGAGTACAGATATGACTGGGCTTTTGCAGTCTTCTGAAGGCGGTGTCAATCAATTGATTGAGCGCGCCAAGTCAATGGCTTTGATGCGGAAGAACGATGGAATTGTTATGCTGGACAAATCCACAGAAGAGTTTTTCCAAATCAACACCCCTTTAACTAGCCTTGATACATTGCTAGACAAATTTACACAGATGCTTGCCTACCCTTCTAAGATTCCAGTATTAAAGATATTCGGAACTCCAACGGCTGGACTTGGCAATACTTCTGATGGTGAAATACGGGTATTTTACGATTGCGTATCAGCGCAACAAGAAGCGTATATTTTGCCACAGATCAAAGTTATTCTTGACTGTATGCAGCTAAGCTTATTCGGAAATATTGATGAGAGTATTAAATTTGTCTTTAATCCGCTTTATCAATTGGACGACAATGAGCAAGCAGATGTAAACTTGAAGAAAGCACAAACGGCTCAGATTTACATTCAAGAAGGCGTGATTGATAATGAAGAAGCACGTCAAGCTTTGAATGATGATGAAGATAGTGGGTATCAATTAGAGGGTAATGCGCCTGAGCGTGACCCTTACGGAGAGAATGAAAATGAACAGATTTGAAATTGGTGATAAGGTTTTAATAAGTGATGGGATGGGCAGGAAATTGATCGCCCTGATTAACAGCATTGACGGGGATTGGTATTTGGTTGGTTGTGATTACATGCTTGAGCATGAAATAAAAATAGCTCCACCTGAATCAAAATTCGGCTGGGTGTAAATGGAAATAACCCTTGAATCAATAGCGCCTAATGCATCCCTGACCAAATGGTACAGGGAGCAAATGCAAGGCATGATGGATGAAATGCGTTCTGATTTAATTCAGGACGTAGTTAAGCCGATGCGGTCTGAAATTGCTATGGATGGCATTTTAGATTGGATGGGACATGTTATTGATGGATTGGTTAGTCGATGGCAAGATCGTTTAGATAAGCTATCAACTCAAGTGGCGCAAGAGTTGGTAAGCAAAGCTAAAACCAACTACGACAAACGATTGTTAGGAATTCTCCGTAAGCGTGGATTCACTGTTAATTTTCGCAATACGCAATATGTGGAAGATCAAGCGCAAATTGCTCTAGGTGAAAACGTTGCTTTGATCAAGTCTATTGGCAATGAGTATCTTGATAAAGTTCGTTCTGCTGTTTGGCGTAGTGTTAAGAATGGCTATGATGTTGAATCGCTAATCAAGCAACTCAAAGAGATTGACGGTGTAACAGATCGCAGAGCGAAGAATATTGCTAAGGATCAGACTGCTAAGTTGAATCAGGCTTTTGAGAAGGCTCGCGCTGAAGAGCTAGGAGTCAAAGAAGCTATCTGGTTGCACTCATCGGCAGGTAAAACTTATCGCCATGACCATGTTAAGGCCAATGGTACACGGTATGAAATTGCCAAAGGTTGTTTTATTGGGGGAGAGTTGATTCAGCCAGCAGAAAAGATCAATTGCCGATGTAGAGCCAAGCTTATTATCGAAATTCCTGATTCTATGGTATAGTTTAAGTTCCACAATTGGACATTAAATTATGAAGCTAGGATTAAATATTTATCTTGATAGTAAACTTATCTCAATATCCGTGATTGAGCTAGGGAATGATGAACTGGTCAATATGTTTGGTGATATATTGAAATATAATGATTTTGATAAACTTGTAAAATCAGAACCAGACAGCGAAAAAGAGGTTCTTATTAAGAATATAAGCAAGGTTCAAATCAGGTTCTTTAATTTAACTGGTATTGATATTGATGAGTAAAACCAATAACCCATATCAAAACAACTGATTTGTATTTTTAGTTTGGTTTGGTATTATTTGATTATTGGTCGAATCTGTGGGCGACACAGTAAGCATAGATGAATAGCAATTAACTTTGCTTTTCGGAGTTTATGGCAAGAGCCGCAACTATTCGCACGTTGCCGATCAATAAACAACTTAATGAGTACGCATAGGCCAACTGGCGAAGATAGAAAGTTAAGTTTGACTGCTAGGAAAGACTAGCAAATTTAGAGAAGTGAATAGCTACGACCCCGAAGGAGCATTTAAAGTCTCTAACAGAGTAGGGCGAGACATGGTAATAGTAGGACTATTCCCTGTTCACTTCACCTAAGTTTAAATTCAGACGAAAGCACAACCCCGAAAGGGATATTACGTCTTGCGAAGCGAATCAATGAAAGTGCAATCGCTAGCCCTTAAACACAAAAGGTTTTCGCGCATAAGGCAAAATGCAAAGTGTGTTAGTTAAGCCAATAGAGCCACCTTCCGGTGGTTTTATTTTATCTAAACTATTTTATATTTACTATTGAGAATTATATTTGAGAGTGGTATGATTTAGTTATTCAGTAGAAGGGGTTTGGAATGAGAGATTTTGCAAAAGAGTTAATCGAAATTAAAGAGAATCACGAGTTAGCTAAAAAGATGACTAAGACAAACACAATTGATCTTTTTGATAGATGTAAGGATTTAATTATCTTTAACATCAAGAAAAATCATATTCAAGAAAAGCCGATTTATCTTGAAGATGCAATGCTTGAGTCACTAAAAGAAGTTGTTGGAGATAGTGTTTTAAATGGCTGGTGTTATGCGTCTGAAGCAAATAAAGGTATTGGAGATGGGTTGTGGTGTAAAACACAATTTTTTGCTCCAATGTGGTTCTCTAAGAGGAGACTAGATCCAAAGCTATTCTTGAAATTGTGTTCCGATCATATTGAAGAAAGTGGATTCAAAATTAATGTTCATGATGAAATAAAAGGGGTTTGAAATGATTTGCTTTTTGGAGTATGCAATACCTATTTTAATCATAATTTTTAGTGTTGTTTTTGTCATTTGGTTATTTAGATATAAGCCAAGTGATTATCTAAACTCAAGATTGATGATTATTGGGTTTCCAGTATTTTTAGTATTTTCGGTAATTTTTATTATTATTGCTATATCAATGTTAAATTTCGGTCATTGGATTGGTGATTAAAATGATTAACGTAGTTTATTTGGTTTTGGTGTTTCACTCTAATTACAATCATGGTGTTGGTGCAGCAGTATCCATACCTCAGGCTAACATTAAGCAGTGTGAAGTTAATTCAAGATACTATTCAAGTAGAGGAAATGTAAAATCAACCTATTGCATCGTAGGAGTAATGCCGAAATGATTAAAGCAGAAGTGGTCTCAAAATCAAAAGGAAATACTAGAAATTTATTGGATAAGGTGGTTTGCAGTAAAGAAAAAATACCACATACAGATTACATGTTTAATCCTAGTTACGTTGATAAGAAAGTTTCCAGAATTATCAATAGAGCAAAAGAGCTTGGTCTTATAGAGGATGTGAAATGAAACCAGAACAGTTTATTCGTGAGTTTGGGGTGGAGAAGGCGAGAGAGGTGGTTGAGGGTCATAGCAAAGCGTACATGCCTGAACTATTCAAGTATTGGTCAGAGGAGTTAAACGATTATGTACTAGCTCCTAGGTATGCATCGTTCTTAGTTGAAGACCTCAAGCGTCTAGTTGATAGCGTGGAGTTGGTTAACAATTGCGGTGGTTTGGCTATCGCAAATAAAATCACATTTCAAAAAAGACTGAGAAATGAAAAAGCAACTCATTTCATACAACATCCTGAAAATCAAAAATTAATACAGCTTTTGGGGCGAAATCAGCGCAAACCTAAAGAAGCCATTAAATTCGATTTATTTGAACAAGCCATCCGCGACCACGAATCAATATACGGAGGCGGGGATGATCTATAAGCACAATAAAACAGGGAATCTCTATTGTCTTATCGCTACTGCAAACAAGTGTGATAACGAGAAATTCCCAAAGATGGTTGTCTATCAAAGTTTGGCTGACGGGAATATTTACGCAAGACCTTACAAAGACTTTTTCAATGCTTTTTCAGTTCAAGGAGCCAGCCATGAGTGAGTTTAAAGTCGCTGTTAACAACGAATCAGACTTCAATAGCGTAATGGCCTTAGCTGAATCAATGGGCTACTACAACGGACTTGAGTTTAAGTACATCCCGAATGTGAAGGTGTTATTTCTTCCAAGTGATTGCAAGCATATTTCATGGAGCCACCGTGGAATTGAGAAATATAAAGGTAAGTATGGAAAGGTAGTTTCAATAGAGGAATTGAAGGTAATAGCAGCAAGCCACCGCATTGACAACGATATGGGCGACGACTTCCCCATAGAAAACCGCATCAGCCCGCTGTGTAAATCAAAGGATGTTTGAGATGGATAAGAAAGCACTATTAGAACAGTTTGAGCAGACCAAAACCTATGATTTGTGCAAATCATGGAAAATTGAGTTTGATGAAAAAACTGAGATCTATTACTCAATTAATCCAGCTTATCACAATGATGTAGTTGCACTTAACGCAGCATGGAGCATGTTTCAAGAACAGCAAGCGAAAGTGGAGGAGCTGCAAAATAATATCAACTTACTAAATGAAGCTTTGGATATTAAAGAGCAACTTAATCAAAAACTTCGTGGGCGTGAAGATGAGCTGCAAAAGCGGGTGGATGCGGCACTAGGGCATCTCGATGATGTAAATTTCCCGCCAGATTATGAGGATGCATGGGAGAGCTTCTATAATGCAGAGCAAGCGCTCAAGGGGGAAGGATGAAATATTTAATTCCAATACTCATAATTTTGGTGATTGCAGCTTTTAAGTGGGATCAGTATTTCACTAAACTTAGACTTGAGAAATGTGCAGAGCAGAAAACCAGTATGGTTATGGTTTATGGTAAAGCTAGATCTTGTCCACAGGGAAACAGTAATGACTGAATGCAACCATGAATATCAATATTGCTGGATCTACAAAGCTTATTTATGCATACATTGCGACAAGATGAGGGTTGAGAATGAACATTGACGAGATTAAGAGGAATGCGCCTGATGGGGCGACACATAAAGCAGGAAGAATTTACATAAAAAACTTACGAGATAATACACCAAAGGATAGTGCTTACTATTGCGGATATATTTATGCTTATGATTTTTGGGATGGTAAACGATGGCAGGGTTGTGTTTGCAAGCCGCGCGACTTCTTTAGAATAAAGTCACTTTAACCAGTGGCTTTTTTATTGCATAATAAGAAAAACTGATATAGGTGAGTGATATGAATATCGCAGACATAGAGGTAAAACTTAGCTATGAAAAAACATGGCGAACCGAATTTGTTTTGAATTTCTGTAAATTCATGGTTTTTTTGAAGTTTTGGTCAGACGATAAAGTAGCAGAATATTTAATAAAAAGACTGAAAATTAAAGTGGAGGATGTTAATCATGCCTCTAATTAAAGGTAGTTCACAGGATGTTATTCATAAAAACATTCGTGAGCTAATTGATTCAGGAAAACCGAAAGATCAAGCGATTGCTATTGCCTATCGTGAGGCGGGCATGGCGAATGATACCGACTTTGATAAGTTGGAAGAATTGTTTGATCAATGGCTTGAGGAAGAAAAGCAAGAGCCAGAACATGCAATGGATAAGTCGGCACGTAGCTATGACCGCAATGGCCATCTAATTGTTGATAAAACCATTATCACGAAAGCCGCAGTAAATCCTTATCGTGGCGATTCTATCCCGCGCTGGAAGGAATTAGGCTTAGACCCAAACAAAGAATACATGCTACTGCGTGATCCTGAAGAGTTGCGTAAGTCATTAGACACATTCAAAGGATTGCAGCTTCTTAAACGCCATATCCCTGTTGACGCATCTCAACCAGAAAAAGAGTCAACTATTGGCTCTATTGGTACAGATATAACAATGGATGAAGATGGCCGTGTCTGGTCATCATTGCGCGTATTTGACCAAGAAGGGATTGACTATATCGAAAGTAAGGCATTAGGAGAATTAAGCGCTGGTTATGCTTATGATGCTGTCATGAAGTCGGGTACTTTTAATGGTGTGCCTTATGATGGTATTATGACAAATATTCATGGTAATCACGTTGCTATCGTTGAACGTGGTAGGATTGGAAGTGACGCGATTATCGCAGATTCAATAGAGGGTCAATTAATGGCTAAAAATGTTGTTTTAAAAAAGGGCAGCCTTGCCAAATTGCGTGAGCAGTTAGGCATGGACTCTGCCGAAGATTTGAAGAAAGTTATTCTGGCGGTTCATGGTTCGCTTGCTCTTGATGAAGATGACAAGAAAGCCGAGGACGAAGAGGACAAAAAAGCAGAAGATGAGGACGATGTAGAAATCGTTGAAGATTCTGAAGATGATGACAAAAAAGCGAAGGATGAGGATAAACAAACTCAAGCCGACAAAGATAATGAATCTGAAGCTATGCGTCTTAAAGCACGCGAAAAGCGTGAAGAAAAAGACCGTGACGAAGATAAGAAACAAGCGATGGATGCGGCAGAAGTTCGCGGCTCTATTATGAACATCTTTAAGGCTGGTCGTGAAGTGGAGCCTTTAGTTGGTGTTATTGCTCTTGATGGCTTTAACTCTGACCATGAAGTTTATGCCTATGCGCTTAAACAAAAAGGTGTGGATACTACTGGTATTAATACTGCTGGTTTGGCTGCTCTTGTTAAGACGCATAAAACTCCAGCCGTTGCGATGGATTCAGCGCCTAAAGCTGGTAAACTCTCTGAAACTACACTTAAAGCATTACGAGGGCTTAAATAATGGGTTTTCAAACTAGCGTAAACTTATATAACCCGATTGGTATTCCGGGTGCATTTGCTTCTATTGGTCCTTATCATTCTGTAATTGCTGGTGCATTTCAGTTTGTTGCTGGTGATGCTGGATTAGCAATCGCGGCATTTGCTTGGGGATCTTTGGTTGATGGTAAGACAACCAACGCAAAACCAGCCGATACAACCAATCATTCATTGGGCTTTGTTAGCCGTAACTCAAATATTGCGGTTATTACTCAATGGCAAGGTCAATCATCAAATTTAATTCCTTCTGGTCTCGAAGTTACGCTTCATGATCGTGGTGACTTCTATGCGGTGACAAAGACTGCTGCTACCGTTGGTCAAAAGATTTTTGCGTCTGACACAGATGGAACCATCCAGACTGGAGCGGCTGGTGCTACTGTTGAGGGTTATACAGAAACTCCGTTCTCTGTTACTACTCCGGGTCAAGCAAATTCAATCATCAAGATTTCAGCATTTTAAGGGGTAGATAATGAATTCATACGACATTCATGTATTAAACCAACGCTACAACATGAACTTGAATCCAAACTCTACAGTGTTAGCGATGGATGATATTAATGGCGGTGTAGCACAAACTATTGCAAACAGTGGTGTACCGGCTTTTTTAAGTACGTTCATTGTTCCGGGCTTCATTGAAACCTTAACCGCGCCTATGGTATTGGGCGAAACATTTGGCGAGCGTCAAATGGGTTCAAGTGCTGATATGCAAATCACTGTGGCTATCTCTGAGCTTTACGGTCAAACGTCTAGCTACGGCGATTATAACGACAATGGTATGTCTGAAAATAACGTAAACTGGGAATACCGCCAGCCTTACCGTTATCAAACAAACATTACTATTGGTGAACTTGAGCAAGAACGTGCTGCACAAGCACGTATTCCATTAGCAGAGCAAAAGATTAAGGCGGCTACATTAACCCTTAATCAAACTCAGAACTACATTTACATTTATGGCGTAGCTGGTCTTAAGAACTACGGTTTGTTAAACGACCCTAGCTTGCTTCCTGACTCTGTTGGTGTTAACTGGTATAACTTAACTTCTGAACAGCTTTATAACGAAGTGTTGCGCTTATACACTCAATTAGTTGAACAGTCTAATGGTGTGTTTGCTGACCAGAATGCGAAGATGACATTAATCATGTCGCCAGTGATGAAAGCTAAATTACACGCGGTCAACCAATTTAGATTGAATGCCTGGAAGACTATTAAAGAGAACTTCCCTAACTTAGAAGTTATTGGCGTTCCTCAGTATTCAACTGATGCGGGTGAAAAGATCCAATTAGTTGTAAACAGCTTTATGGGTCAAGACACACTTGATCTTGCTTTTGTTGAGAAACTACGTGTTCACGCCGTTGATGTTCGCACATCTTCTTGGTATCAAAAACGTTCTCAATCTACATTAGGAGCTATCATTTATCGCCCATTCTTGATTGCTAACCAATTGGCAACCAATACGCCCTAATCAATAACAAGAAAGTGCTACCCTAGCGGTAGCATTTTTTTTAAGTTAAGATAACGTTATCAAATAAGAGGCTTTATAAATGAGTTACGAGCAGTTTAAAGCGCAGCTTATTCTTAACTACATTGAGGATAACGGTGAATACCCGAGTGACGAAGTGTTAGCTGAGATTAAAAAACTTGCAGATTTTGCATATTTAGGAGACTAAACAATGGCTACAGTAACAATCGCTTGCCGACTTCCCAATGGTTTAACTTTGGAAGTTGACGGAGTTAAAAAAACAATTAATGGGTACAACTCGGTTGCATCATCTTTAATTGTTGGAGAGCACAATAAAATTGGTATCACCGAAGATGTTGACAAATCATTTTGGGATAAGTGGCGTGAGACTTACAAGGATTACCGAATCTGCACCAATCAGTATATTTACGAAACCAAATCTGAAAGCTCGGCAAAAGCTCAAGCCAAGGAATTGAAGGGCGTTAAATCTGGTCTTGATCAAAAAACCACACAAGAGTTAGACAAAGCTACTGGTGCTAAAAAAGACTCTGACGAGGTGTAAGCATGTCTAACGTTTTCGTTTTTGATCCTGCTGCGTTTAAGCTTGCTTATCCGCAGTTTGCAAAGTTCACTGATGAGCAGTTAAATTTCTTTTTCAAGTCTGTTGAAAATAGAATTGTAGATAATACTGAATCATATTGTCTCAGTTTAGATGACCGTGAAATTTGGTTTTACTTACTTGTTGCACACAAGGCAGAATTGCAAAACAGGATCAATGGCGGAAACAGTGGCTTGGTTGGTCGCATTAGCTCTGCTACAGAAGGCTCTGTATCTATTAGCACTGATTACTCTATGGGTAGCGGTGCTTTGGAGCAGTGGCTCAAACAAACGCCTTATGGCGCTGAATTTTATGCAATGACAGCACCATATCGCAAAGTATTGTGGGTTGCTGCAACCGCCCCAATGCCAGTTAAACGAACTAAGGGACCTTATCCTTTTGGGTGGGGTAATTATTAGGAGATGATAATGAAAGAAGGTTATGGTATTAGCTCAGAAGGTTGGGATGGTTAACCCATATCAAAAATATTGATTTCACATTTAAACCCTGTCGATTGACGGGGTTTTTACTATAATGGAAGTGTTATGAAATACATAAGATGCCATAGATGCGGAAAATTAAAAGAAAAAGAGCAATTCAATAAAATAACTCCAATTTGGAGTACATGGTGCATTAATTGCGAGAATACACCTATCGGGCAAATGCCAAGATGATATACTATCCATATGCAACATAGGGCTTTTTTATGTCAATAAAACGCACAGGCTCACTAGACCAAGCATTAAACCGCTTAATCTCTAGTAATGATCAGTATGTGAAGGCTGGTGTCTTAGAAGGGTCTAAATATCCAGACGGCACCAGCGTTGCTACTGTGGCTTATAAGAACGAGTACGGGTTTAAGAACATTCCAAGTCGTCCATTTATGAGAACCACTGTAAGAGAGCAAAAGGAAGCTTGGGTAGAGCTAACCAAGAAAGGCATTAAAGCTGGCTACACATTAGAGCATACTCTTAATTTGGTTGGGTTGAGTATGCAGAATGAGATTCAGTATTCCATTATGATATGGTCGCAACCTCCAAACGCGCCATATACTATTAAAAAGAAAGGGCAAAATTCGCCGTTAAGGGATACCATGTTGATGCACGACTCAATCAAATACGAAATCGTTGAGGGTAAGCTATGAAAGTATCAATAAAAGTGAACTCAGAGCGTCTTTACCAAAAGATTGAAAAAGCTATTGAATATTTCAAGGATGCAGAATCAAGACAACTGAACAATGTTGATCTTGGTAAATGTTCGGATGATTACATTAAGGCGTTACTGATATTTGATCAAACACTCTTTACAACAAAAGTTATAGATTAATTAAAACACCTATTGCATTCTGAGCAGTAAATAAATGTAATTATCAAAACCGTTAGAGGCTTAAACATGAAATATATGGGTAGCAAGAATCGCATAGCCAAACACTTATTGCCAACTATGCTCGTTGAAGCTGAAAAAAATAATATAACCACATGGGTAGAGCCTTTTGTTGGTGGTGCAAACATGATTGATAAAGTTCCAGATACCTACAAACGTGTCGGGTATGATTTCAATGATCATGCCATTCATGCATTAATTGGCATTAGGGATAATGTTGAACAATTTCCAGATAATCTAAATGAGAGTGAGTATAATAAATTAAAAGGATTGCCGCCTTGTACGATAGGATCATGGGTTCGTATAGCTTGTTCTTTTGGTGGTATATTTGAGAGTAAATTGGCAGCCGATAAGACGGGTTTAAGAAATTACGCCCAAGAAGCAAAGCGGAATGCCTTAAGACAATCACCAAAAATTCAAAATGTGGATTTTATTTGCGATTCATATGAAAACCTAGATTTTGAAAATTGCCTAATTTACTGTGACCCGCCATATCAAGGCACAAGCGGATACAAAACAGGTGCTTTTGACCATGAAAAATTCTTCGATTGGTGTCGCAATCAAGCAAAGAAAAATATTGTTTTTGTTTCTGAATATAATGCACCAGATGATTTTACTGAAGTTTGGCGTGGTGAAGTAAAAACAAATTTTGCAAGTACAAGAAAGAAAGCAACTCATAATGCAGTAGAAAAACTATTTAGAGTTTATTAATGATAAAATAGCCTCATCAAACGATGGGGCTTTTTTAATGAGTCTAAGATTAAGAAGTATAGCTAACAGCATCACAACGGCAGTAAATAGCAATACAGAAGCACTATTGAAAGTTGCTGAAGGTTTTACTGTCACGCCAGATGGAACACAAGTTCCACAATACATTGTACAGCCTAAAGTCGTGCAAGCTCAGTCAATGAGCGTGGAGGATTTGAAGCATCTTGGATTTGCTAACCAGCAAGGGCAATTCTTATCTATCTATGCTGATGGCATGATTCCAGCGATCAGACGCGCCATGCAAAAAGGTACGTCTATTATTGTTATGAATCCATATGGTGAAGCATTCCCTACTGAATGGCAAGTTAAAGCTGTTCTTGAGTCGTATTGTGATGAAATCGCCGTTGAAGGTGAAAACAATTATAGTGGTTGGGTGAAAGTGCTAGTTCAAAACACTGGCAAGGAATCGCCACATGATGCCCGCTATTTTGGTTTTGCTGGATCTGATGCCAAGCCCTTTAATCAAGGAGTATTTGCGCCATGAATAAATGCAACAAAGTTTTTCAAGATTCTTTTGGAAAAAAGGGAACTTGCGTAACAGCATGTATAGCATCTCTTTTGCAAATTGATTTTAATGAGGTTCCTAGATTTATTGATCTAGTGGAAGGGATTGAGCCTTATCAAGAAAAGGCAAATGAATTTTACAGGCTAATATTTAGTTTCTTAAATGATAATGGCTATGCTATGGCGCGGTATCACTATGGCAACAAAGATGAATACCTGCCTTTTCATAGTGATGAGAACTTCTTTTATATAGTCTGCGGTACATCAAAAAGAGGTAATGATCACGCTGTTATTTACAATAACGGATTCCCATATCATGACCCTCATGGTGATGATGGATTTGTTAGCGACCCATTTGTTGCTGAAGTGATATATAAGGTGAGTGAATGAGTATATTAACCGACCTTTACACAGATATGCGCCAGTATCTGCTTGAAACCTTTAATCTGCCTGCAAATGATACAACAGTTATTAGGGGTTATAACAGCCTAAACCCAATCCCCAAAAACGCTATCATCATGACTTTTATGCAAGGTCCGCCTTTAGATCAAAAGTCGGTTGATTATAGTGGCAACAAGCAAATCATCTTCAACTCTATGAAAGGCACAATGCAATTGGATTTTTACGGTGACAACTCAATGGATCGAGCACAAGAAATACTAACACTCTGGAATAGTCCCTATACTACTGATACGCTAATTAATTGCGTACCGCTAGGGAATCCTTCGCGTATACGTGATTTATCTTTCGTTAATGAGGCTGGAATGTATGAATTGCGCTTTATGATTGAAGCCGACTTGCAATACAATACAAAGTACGAAAAAACAGTTAATATACTGGAAGGCGTTTCTCAAATCGATTTGGAGTCTATCAATGCAGTTTAACTCAATCCCAGCAAGTAATATTGCTGCTGTCTACCCTGCCGTAATTGGTGGCGGTGGCAATCCACTAGGATTAAACACAACTTTATTTGTAAATGAAGCTGTATATCCAAACTATGAATATTTTTCCAATACTTTGGTAGGTCAGCACTACGGTCTAGAAAGTGATGTTTACAAGTTTGCGACCGTTTACTTTAACGGCTTTACAAACGCAACTACTCGACCAAATTCGCTATTCATTGCGACATATAATTCAGATGAATACCCTGCCACTATTATCGGCGGTGATATTACAGGTACAAGCATTGCTGACCTTAAATTGATCAATGGTAGCTTGAATATCGTTGTTGATGGTGTATCAAAGAACGTTACTGTTGATTTAAGCACTGCAAACTCATATAGCGATGCAGCGGCTTTAATTGGTACAGCACTAACTTTGACTTGTATTTACCAATCCACAACCAAAGGTTTTGTAATTCAATCAGGCACTACAGGCGAAGGCTCAACTATTAGCTTTGCGACTGGTACTGTGGCTGATAAGTTAAAATTAACTCAAGACACTGGCGCAATCCTAAACAACCACACAACGCAAGATACGCCTGAAACTGCCGCATTGAATGCAATTCAGTTTAGCAGCAACTTTGTGAATTTTACTTATGCAGATGGCGTATTTGATGATGATGCTCTAAAAGCTTTTGCCACTTGGATCACTCAACAAAATAGCCGATTCAAGCTTTACACATGGGGTCTTGACCCTGTTGCACTTGGTCAAAGTGGCGCTTCATTTGGCGAATGGGCAGTAGCAAACACAAGTGGCGTAACACCAATTTACGGAACTTTTGACAAAACTGCTTTCTTATGCGGTGTTTCTGGTTCAATTAACTATCAAGAAACTAACGGGCGCACAACTACTGCTTTCCGTAGTCAAGATGGTTTAGTTCCAGACGTAACCAATGAAGCTGATGCAGAAACATTAGTTAAAAACGGTTATTCATTCTATGGCGCTTGGGCGACTGCTAATGACCGATTCCAGTTTGCTGGCAATGGCTCTGTGACAGGTCAATATAAATGGATTGATAACTTTGACTTCCAAGTGTTCTTGCGTACTCAATTACAGCTTGCGTATATGAATATGTTCCAAGCTCAAAAGACAATCCCATACAATGATCAAGGTATTGCTACAGTTCGTGCATACTCACAAGATCCAATCGATCAAGGTATCAACTTTGGTGGCATCCGCGCTGGCGTGAACTTGTCTAACGCTCAAAAATTCCAAGTGAACCAAGAGGCTGGTTTTGATGCTGCTAGTCAATTATTCGCACAAGGTTGGGCACTATCTATTACTTTGCCAGACTCGCAAACTCGCGTGGCTCGTGAATCATTTATTATCAAGTTATTCTATACGGACGGCTCTAGCATGCAACGTTTAGAAATGACAGCTACCAACGTTCAGTAAGGAGATTAACTTATGGCAATGGGTCTTAATCCGAACACAATTACAGCCGCCAATACGGTCATATCAATGCGCTGTGCTGGAATTTATGATGACTGGATTACGCTTGAAGGAGCGCAAACAGATGCGTTTTTATCATTTGAAGATGTGACGTTTGCACAAACTGAAGTGGGTGTAGATGGTAAATTGTCAATGGGCTTCATTCCACACAAAACCAACAGTACAATTTCTCTAGCTCCTAACAGCAGATCTGTCATGGTTTTTGAAAACATTTACAAAAACTTTATTAAGATGATGGACGTATTACCGATTGAGCTTCGTGCTTACTATCCTTCTGTTAAGCGCTCTCAAACAATCAAAGGTTGTTTTGTGGGCAAGGCTGGTGGTACTGGTGTAGGGGCTTTATTAGCTGGTAGCACATACCGCATTGAAGGCATTTCAGAAGGCTTAATCGAAGTTAACTAACCATAAGGGGAGAAATCCCCTTTCTATTTTTTAGAGGCTAAAATCATGTCTGAAGGCTTAAAGACAAAAACAGTTACTATTGAAGATGGTCGTGATAAAGGCAAAGTATTTAAAATCACGGAAATGCCAGCGATTCAAGCAGATGAGTGGGCGCATCGTCTTTTAGAACAAGCGGCAAATAGTGGTGTTAACTTAAAAGATGTTGATGTGTTGAATCTTGATACAAAATCAATGGCTGGAATGATTGAAATTGGCGCGGCAGTGTTTACCGTGCTGGGTCGTATTCCACATGAAATTTCACGAGAATTAAAATTTGATTTGCTTGATCGCTGTGTACAGATTGTTCCTAAATCTGGCGAACCGCGTATTTGCATGTGGGATCAAGAGATTAAGGATTTTAAAAACTTTACAATTCTGGCTGCTCATGCAATTGGGATTCATATTGATTTTTTAGAACAAGGCGAAGCTTAATACTTGATTATTCTTATCGCAAGGACGCGATGAGCAATCAGGATTTAAAAGAAGGTATTTTAGCTAACCCTCTAAATGTGTCTGAAACAGTGTATAGGGCATTATTGACTGGAATGTGTAATTATCACCAGCTAAACACTTGTATCGGTCTTGAGGGTGCGCTAAACATGATTGAGGTTAAGCAAGTCGCCGACTACAACGAAGCAAAAATTAAGTATTTTGCTAGTCAAGAACAGAGGTAAAAATGGCTGAAAATATTGTCGAGTCGATAATTGTAAAACTTGGGTTAGACGGCTCACAATATAATCGTGAAGCCGAAAAAGCCAAGTCAAATAATGACAAGCTGAATAAGTCTGTCAGTGAAACAGATAAGATCGTTGGCAACGTAACAAAGACTTTAGCGCGGTGGTTTAGTGTAGCTGCCGCTGCTACTGGTATTCTTAGAATGGTTGATCAAGTTCAAAAGCTTAATGACGAGCTTTATCATCTTGAGCGCAATTTAGGAATGTCAGCAAATACTATCAAGAACTGGCAAGGCGCTGCTGGTGCAATGGGTGGTTCTGCTCAGGGCATGACTGAATCAATCAAATCCCTAAACATGGGAATGAACGATTTTGTCACAATGGGCGATACTACCCTATTGCCATTCATGAATGCTTTGGGTGTTGGCATGGTCGATGCTCAAGGCAAACTAAGAAAAACTGATGATGTGATGTTAGACCTTGCGGATTCATTCTCTAAAATGGACCGTGAGCAAGCATTTTCTATTGCCTCAAAAATGGGAATTGATGAAGGCACATTCAATACGCTTGTACAAGGGCGTAAAGAAATGGAGAAGATGCTTGAATATCAATCTAAGATGTACAAGTCCTCCGAAGAAGAATTAAAAGCATCTCGTCAATTAGCGCAAAACCGTGCTTTGCTTGGTCAGCATTGGGAATCACTTAAAACAATGATGGCAAATGCTATCATCCCGTTATTTGTGAAGCTTAGCGAGGTTGCGCTTGGTATATTTGAATATCTTCAAGAAAACCAACAAGCAGTACAGGCGGTATTCAAAGGAATATCATTTGTAGTTGGCGCTATTCTCATCCCAATTCTGGCAAAGGCTACAATTGCGGCTTTAGCGTTTATCGCTCCATTCGCTCCATTTATTTTAGTTGTAGGTGCTTTAGGTGCGGCATTTGGCTTGCTATATGATGACTATAAAACTTGGGCAGAAGGTGGTAAGTCTTTATTCGATTGGGGCGCATTCAGAAAGTATATTGATGACTCAACCTTATCGACTGATAATCTTAAAAATGCATTTAAAAACTTAACCAAAGAAATCATGAGTAGCGCAATGCCTACTTTGCAAGGCTATGCTGAAGTAATTCAAAAATTATTGAGTGGCGACTTCAGAGGCGCTGGCGCTCAAGCTTGGGCAATGATTAAACAATTTGGTGCAAACGTTGCTGGTGTTGTTGATGATTTAACAGGCCAAGCACAAGGAACACTAGCTAATGCTGTTGGCAATCTTGTAAATCCAAACACCCCCTCCCCTTCTTCTCCATCAATTGCAAGCGCAACATCAAAAGGCGGTAATGCAATTTTAGACTTGATTGCAAAAGGTGAAGTTGGAACCACTGGCGCAAGTGGCTACAACGTGGCTTATCGCGGGGCCCGAATCTCCGCACAACAAAAATTTGGTAAAGACTTATCTCAATTAACAATTGGGCAAGTTAAAGAATTGCAAAAGGCTAATCTAAATGAACAGAAATCTAGGGGTATTCCTGCTAACCGCAGATCCTCGGCAATGGGTCGTTATCAGTTTATTTATTCTGGCTTTGATGACTATATCCGTGCTGCTGGATTAAGCGATAAAGACATGTTTAGCCCTGAAAATCAGGATGCTATGGCTATGGCAATCTTAAGCAAGGGTAAGTATGGATTAAATGCGGTACGTGCTGGCAAGGCCACCCCTGAGCAATTCCAGAATAACGTACTTGCGGCTCGTTGGGCTTCTATTCAGAAAACTACTGGTGGCGGCGTTCATGATGCGGCTGGATTTAATAAGGCTACAATTGGAAATCAAGCTGTTGCTGCCGCACTTCAATCCACTCGTCAAGGTGATTTTATTGACTTAACCAAAGCTAGACAGAATCAATCTGCTGCAAACAAAGCCAATGAAGTTCAGGTGAATGTAGGAGATATTAATATTCAGACTTCATCAAGCACTGTAACTGGTAATGTTCAAGACGCAATGGGCGCTGTTAAAGATCAATTCTATCAATTCCGAAATTCATTTAATTAGGTGATATATGTTAGCTGGAATGCCTTCTGTACCCGACTTTATACCAGTGGAAGCTTTGACAAATGTCGGTCTTTCATTAGGTGGCGCTGCTTTAATCAATGGTGTATTCGGCAAAACATGGGGGATTGTCAATCAATTTGGCATACCTATTGTTTTAGCTGATACTGTCGTAAGCATGAATTACGATGCTGGATCTAGCATTTCAAAATATCCAGTAGAGCAAGGTTCATTTGCTTCATACAACAAAGTTAATGCTCCTTCTATGGCTACTGTTTCAATGGCGAAGGGTAGTGGCGGCCCACAAGAAAGAGGTGGTTTATTAGCTCAGATTGAAGCTCTACTAAAATCAACTGTAAGCTTTCATATTATTACCCCTGAATACGTTTATCTAAATTATCAGATTGTTGGTATCAATCATGCCCGCTCTGCTCAAGATGGGGCAACAATGATTACAGCAAACATTGACCTTGAAGAAGTGCTAGAAGCTAAAGTGGAATATTCTATTGAAGAAGTAAAAGCGCCTAGCGACTCCAAAACAGTAGATGGTGGAGCTAAACAATCTGTTAGTGTTCTTGGTGGCAATAATGCAATTGGTAATGCAGTAAGAGGAATTTTCGGATTATGATTTATCAAGTTCCTTTAGCACAAGTCCCGAACCAATTTTTCACCACATCACTAAATGGCGTTACTTGGGCAATCACGCTAGAAACTCGATTAAATAATTTATATATCAGTTTATCTAATAACAATGATGGCGATGTATTATTAAATCGCATATGCCTAAACCAAACCTACTTAGGGCATGGTTTTATCTTTGTCGACATAGATGGAAATAGTGATCCTGAATACACAGGCTTAGGCACTCGTTATTTACTTATATGGACAGACGAAGTATGATTTTATAGTGCCTAGCCTGACGGGGTGAAAGTGAAGATAGCCTATTCACGTGGCACACCAAAATCATTTAAATTGGTTATTGCATTCTCAATAGTAAATATATATAATAAATAAAACAATGGAGATTAATGTGAATATTTTAAGTTTATTTAATGGTATTAGTGGCTTGCATTTGGCATGCGATAGAGCAGGAATTAAGGTTGATACTTGCTATTATTCTGAAATTGATAAATACGCAAATAAAGTAACTGAACAGCATTATCCAAATGACATTGCTTTGGGTGATGTAACAAAATGGAAGGATTGGGACATTGACTGGTCTAGCATTGATCTAGTTGGAGCTGGTTTCCCTTGTCAGGCTTGGAGTGTCGCAGGTAAACAACTAGGTGATAAAGATGAGCGTGGAATGTTGTTTTGGACAACACTTGATATTATTGCTCACGTTTTAAAACACAATCCAAATGCGAAATTCTTGATGGAAAATGTCAAGATGAAGAAAGATTTTGAACAATACATCACGCATCACACAGAACAAGCTCTAGGTTATGTTGAAAAAATATTAATTAATTCAGCATTGGTTTCAGCTCAAAATAGAGAAAGGTATTATTGGACCAACTTCAAAGTTAATCAACCAGAAAATAGGTCTATTATGCTAATAGATGTTGTTGAACATATTACTAATCCAGTTGAAAGACCTTGCAACATTAGAATAAATTCATCCTCCTCTAGTGTAGGATTAAAACATGTTGGCAATGCGACAGACATTAACGGACATGAGCAAAGAAAAAGGGTTTACAGCATTAATGGAAAATCCCCAACATTGCAGTCTTGTAGTGGCGGGAATCATGAGCCAAAAATTCTCATAAGTAATAAAGGATACAGAAAGCTAACACCATTAGAGTGTGAAAGATTGCAAACACTTCCCGACAATTGGACTGAATGTTTATCTAAAACTCAGCGCTATAAGTCTATTGGGAATGGTTGGACTATTGATGTTATATCTCACATCTTAAAACATATTTAGTGTTAAACTAGTCTCCAATACGGAGGCTTTTTATTGTGAAGAAAAAGGTCATTAAAATAACGCTAACATTGCAAGATGGCGTTCAAACTTTTACAGCCGAAGGTGACAACCGATTGTCGTCTACTGGATTAGCCATATCCACAAATATCACATATGGTAATGGGGCGATTTCACCGACTGCTCAAATCACTGCTTACGGCCTCCCCCTTTCTACAATGAATAAGCTTATGCGTATTCAATGGAATACCATGCAAGCTATTTTAAACATGGTCAAGATTGAAGTTGGGGAGCAAGGACAGCCATTAAAAGTTGCTTATGAAGGGAATATTACCTTTGCAACAATCAATATGGATGGCGCACCAAACCCACCATTAGTTATTACTAGTCAAATGGCTGTAGTTGAAAAAATGCGTCCCACTGATCCATTTACCATTCCAAAAGGTGAAGAAGTTGATGCGGCTGATATTGTTAAATTCTTAGCAAAAGATATGCAGTATGAATTTGAAAATTACGGGGTTACTCATATCTTAACAGACACCACACTGAACGGCTCAAATATAGAAAAAATTGAGAAGTTAGCTCAAATGTGCGACTTTGATTTGTACATCGAACAAAGATTGATTGTTATTTGCAAAAAAGGTGGAGATAGGGAAGTTAAAATCCCAGTAATTACACCTAAGACGGGATTAATTGGCTACCCTGCACCAGATCAAAGAGGGATAACATTTAGTTGTGCGTATGATCCGCTTGTTAGATTTGGTGGTATTGTGCAAATCAGAGAGAGCATTATAGGTGATGTTGTCAATCAAGATTGGCGTGTATATGGTCTTGTTGCTACACTTGAGGCAAATATCCCGCAAGGCAAGTGGCAAATGAATGTGAATGCAACTTGGAGGAACTCAAAAGATGCAGCAGTCCAACGCTAGTGGCTTTAACATCAATAATCTTGGTGGGGCTAAAGAATTTAAAGCAAATATTCTCTCAATTCTATCTAGTGAACTAAACACTGGTGAAGTTGTAGAGATAACAGAAGTTTATTCAAATGACAATGGTCCAGTCGGTTTTGTTTCTGTTAAACCTATGCTTTATCGTATTGGTGCGGATAACAACAATCTAGAGCTAGGAGAAATCCATAATGTGCCGTATTACCGAATACAAGGTGGAAAGAATGCAGTTATATGTGACCCACAAAAAGGCGACATAGGATTTTGCGTATTTGCGACTCGTGACACATCATTGTTAAAGCGAACTCGCTCAAGAGTCGGCCCAAACGTAAATCGCATTTGCGACCAGTCGGACGCATTCTTAACAATGACATGGAGCAAAGAAGAAGCTGAACAATATATCTGGTTTAAGGGTGATGAAATCCATATCAAGGCAAATTCAAAAATTGTTCTTGATGCTCCTGAAGTTAGCATAACAGGAAAATTAACAGTATCAGGCATAATTGAATCTTTAACTGATATAATCACTAAAGGTATTAGTTTGTTTACTCATAAACATGGTGGAGTTCAAAGAGGCTCTAGCGATACAGATGGTCCAAAGGCTTAATTATGCAATTACATGAGTTATTCTGGTTCTTTATTGGTTTTGTGGCAGCATTTATTGTTTTGCATTCAGCAAGAAGTATTGCTTATGCAGTGGCGGCATTTTTCACCTTGTTGATCGTACTAAATATCATGGGGGTGAATATTTTATGAAAACAATGTTCTTAAATCCGAAAACTTGGGATTTAGCTTTAGACACACAAGGAAATATTGCCGTAGCTACCGAAGAGTATCAACAAGCACAAGACATTGCGTGTTCATGTCGTGTTTTTCTTGGAGATGACTATTACAATAAGAATGATGGCATCCCTTATTTAGAGTCAATCATGGGCAAATTTGGCTATCCAATATCTTTATATCAACGCCATTTACAAGAAAGATCCCTGCTTGTTTCTGGTGTAGTATCAGTTAATGTAAAATTGGCTTTGGATAAAGATCGTGTAGCGTCTGGATCTATTGAGTTTACGAATGATAAAAATCTTAGCGGAGTAGTGGGCTTATGATCCCAAAGATAGAAATAACTGATGTTGGTTACTCGGTTCCAGATACCGAACAAATCAACAATGGCACATGGGAAATGATTGATGACTCCTTTGGGGGTAATGTTTCTCGTGTTCAAGGTTCGCCTCAGTACCAATTAAACACTTCATGGACTGCTGTAATTAAAGATTGTTACGACAAGCTTGTTTATTTGGCCAATCAATATGACCCACGTTACGCGCAAGGTATTTTTCAAGATGCTATTGGTGAGCTTTATTTTTTAACAAGAAAGCTTGCTACCCGTTCTCAATGCCCTGTTGTGTTTGAGGGCTTGTCTGGCGCTCCTATTCCAGAAGGTTTTGCTGTTCAGGATTTGTCTGGTCGAACTTGGCGAACTAATGGGACTTATAATATTGGTTCAAATGGCAAAGTGACGATTACAGTAACTTGTGATGAGGCTGGAGCTATTGAAGCACTACCAAACTCTATTGTTGTTATCCCAACATCCATTAATGGTCTTGACCGTGTTTACAATGAAGATAGTGCGGTAATGGGGTATGACGAAGAGAGTCGTGTTGATTTTGAGGTGCGCCGAAAAGAGTCTGTAGCAATCAATTCTAAAATGACTGATTCAGCTACACTTGGCGCAGTTCTGGCAGTTCGTGATGTTGTAGATGCTTATGTAATTTCAAATCCAACTGATGCTACTGTAACAGTAGGCTCAACAAATTATCCGTTAATCCGCAATTCTATTTGTGTTTCTGTTGTTGGTGGCAATGATTATGATGTAGCAAAAGCCGCTTTTATTAAAGCTGGTACTGGCTGCTCTTGGAATGGCAATACAGACGTGACAGTAATTGCTGAGGATTATCCATCTAACCCGCCACAATATCCAATTAAGATTTTACGTCCTGATTTTCTTGATATTTGGGTAAAAGTTATTGTTAAAGATAAAGATGCGATTTCTTACACTATTGAGCAAGAAGTCATTAATCATATTCTGACTAGCGCCGCTTCTGGTGAAAATAAGGTTCGCATTGGCAAGGATTTTATCCCAGCCGATTATATTTGCGGTATGCCAAAAATCGGATTAAAGGGAATTGTAGCAAGCACAGATAATGCCACATGGGTTAATGAAATTCCTATTGGCATTGATCAATTTCCGTCTTTAAATTCTTTCAGGATTTCTATTGAGGAAAGCTAATGGAGAATATTAAAGATACGATAATGTCGCAGTACGCACATAGCCCTACAATATTGGCACTTATTGATGGCATTAATGAAGTAATCGATCCTCAATATTTTATTGATGATTTTTATGAAAAGGTTTACCGACTGTCTAGTGCAGAAGGCTTTGGCTTAGATATTTGGGCAGATAAAGTTGGTGTATCTCGTTTTGCCAAAACCGCCGATCCCAATGCTAAGACATTTGGCTTCCAGCCAGATTATCAGCCATTTAATACCTATCCTTTTTCTGATGGCGGTGCGTTTGCCTCTTATCGCTTAACCGATGCAGACCTAAGAAAACTAATCATCATCAAGGCAGCTTCAAATATCCTCTATGCAACTGCATGGAATATTAACAAGTTCTTGCTAATGGTTTTTGATGGTCGCAAGGCTTATTACGATATTATAGGTCATATGTCAGCCGAATATGTTTTTGAGTTTGCATTAACTCCATTTGATCGACTTATTGTCTACACTCTTAAAATGTTACCAATGCCTTCAGGTGTTGGAATATCATACAAAGAGATTGATGTGGATAGGACATTTGGCTTTAATGGCTCAGAGTTGAGCAACTTTAACAATGGAGTTTTCTATAGTGGCTAATCCTATATTTATCCCGATAGCATTTGCTGCTAACGGAATTAAGAATCTTATTCAAAAGGTTCGGCAAGTCGGACAAGATCCAGAAGATTTTACATGGAATGAAGGCGCGCCCTTAATTACTATGACAAAAATCGAAGATGGCGGTAAAGCGCCAAAAGGTCAAGATGTAAATGGTGTTCTTAACGCCCTGTCTGAGCATGTCATCTATGGTCAAAATGGCAACCGTTATATATGGTCGCAAGATGTTGTGGATGAATTTGGTGGCTACGCATTGGGAGCAATTGTTCAATCCAATGACACAACAAAAGAATTTAGAAGCCTTGTAGCTAACAACACAGTAAACCCGAATAATGGGCTTGGTGGAGCTTGGGATGTTTATAGCGGGCAAGGAAGCATTCCGACTGCAACAAGTACAACCGCAGGCATTACGAAGGTTTTAAATGTCTTAAATAGTAATGATGTTGGATCTGCTTTAAGTGCTGCTCAAGGCAAAGCTTTGAAAGACATCTTTGATAAGTTTTCGCTTAATACTGGAACAAATGGAGAATTGAAAATACCTATTGGTAATTTGACATTTGTTGCTAAATGGGGGAAAACCCCAAATCAAGATGTTCCCTCAAGTGGATCGCCTGTTAGTGTATCATTTGCAACAGCATTCCCGAATGCATGCTTAAACCTACAATTAACACCAGACGCAACTGGCGGCACCAATCCAAATGCATTTGCATCGGTTTTAACAAAAAGTCGAACAGGATTTACCGCTTATTTATATGAATACACACCAACAACACAGAATGTTGGTATTTCATGGCTCGCAATAGGATACTAATATGACCAATCCATCACTCATTACAACCTCGTTCGCTGAAAATGGCGATAAAAACATTATTCCAGAATCAGTTGGCGCTGAACCGCAAAATGCGACCATGCAAGTTGGATTCCCTCCAATCACT